TATATGAGCGGTTTCATGCTACCTCCTCACATATGGCTTTAATACCACGTTTTTTTAATAACTCATGTATCATCAATCTTCCCTTTTGTGTCCAGCGTGTAGATGCTTTACACTCCAATCTTCCGTCTGTAGTCATGTATGTGTGTGTCTTAGTTTTTGTGTACCCCTTACGCATTAAATCACTGTACAAAATCCATTGACCATTTACGCTACGTTGAATGTGTGCATCATGTAGTATCTTGTTTAAAGCTTTAGCACTTAATCCATAGTCTGCAGCAATCTGTGTTACTGTCATTGCATTTGTACTGCTTAAAATTTTGTCCACGTAATCAACCTTTGGCTCATATTCTGCTATTTGTTGTTTCTGTTGCTCAATAATAGCCTTTGATTGGTTATGTGCTTCTACTTCATCTGCGTATAATCTCAATGCTTCTGGTAGTGTCTTTGGAATATGTGGATCATAGCTTCCTGTTTTTCTAATTTGTGGAAGTACTTCGCTAGTTACCCAGCGTTTAAACTTCTTCGCACTTGGCATCTTTGATTTCAATATCAAGGAATATAGTCCAGACTCATTGATTAAATATGTTTCCCTCTTTTGGCCTGTGTCGGCAATTTGCCAACGCAGCTTATCTTCTTCATCAATATGTTTTCTGATTGCATCTGCAGTATCTTTATATCCAAGTGCAGTTGCTACGCTCTTGGCCACAAAATACACTTCATCTTCAATAATGATTGTTCTAAGTTCCCCAAACTCCTTACTGTTAAATAGTGTTGTTACATGGTTCATAACTTCGCCCCCTAGTTTTAGGTAAGGGCGGATATACCGCCCACCTATTTTATTTGCTTACTGCATCAAGTCGTGCTGTTAATTCTGCAATTTGTGCTTTCATAGCTTCAATTTCTCCATCACGTTTTGCTTGTGGTTCATATTCACTATGTTTACCAAATTTGAAAGATGCGCTTACGTTGTACATGTTTTCACTGCCAAATGTACCTGCAATACCAAGCAATACTTTTTCATTTGGTCTGTAGTATGCACCTAATGCCACCGCATTGGCGTTTTTATAGTGTCCATATGCTACAGATGTGCTAAATTTATCATTTTTGTTAAATTCCATTGGATGTAATCCAGCTAATGCAGCCGCACTTGCACCCACTTTATTAATTCGTCCGTCCAATTGCTTAATGTCTGCTTTTAAATTTGTTAATGTATTGCTTGCTTGATGCTCTAATTTATCAATGCGCTCTTCATGATTTTTCAATACACGATCATTAGCCTTGATAGCATTTTTATTATTTGCAATGTCCGCATCATGTTGTGTAATACGTTGTGTGTTATTTTTGATTGCATCCTTGTGATTTGCTAATGTGTTATGTACTGCAGTATTGAATTGTTGTTGTGCATCTAGTGCTTTATCAATATCTTCACCCATTGTATTAATGGCATCATATGCAGCATGTAGCTGTGAACCATTTACTGCATCAGTAGAAGATGCATCCACTCTACCTGCTGCAACATTCTGTACTTGTCGAACATAGTTTTTTACTCCGCCAAAGCCAGCACGTTGTTTACTACCTACGCTTACTACTGATGTTGCATCTGTACCAGCAAATACATATGTTGTATTGTTTACCATTGCTTGTAATTGATTAACTGCATTGTCTGTTACACTGTTTGTTCCCAGTGCAACGCTATTTGGCTTATCCGCCACAATATTATTGCCAATACCTACCGCATCAATTGCAGTAACCTTTGTATGTGTCCCAATGGCCATTGCGCCCTGTCCTGCTGTTTCAGAATTGGCGCCAATGATCGTTTGTTCCATATCACCAGCCATTTTGTTGTTGTAACCAATCACAGTTGATTGATTTCCTTTAATGTCTTTGTTGTTAGCACCTACAACCACAGTATTCTCACCAGTGATATTGTTTGTGCGACCGATTGCAACGCTAGATACACCGCTAACATATGCACCATTGCCAATTGCAATAGTGTCATATGCTGATGTTCTTGCTTGGCTACCAATTGCATATGTGTATTCAGTCAATGCTTCTGCATGACTACCAAATGCAAATGAATTTCTTCCTTCTGCTTTTGAATTATTGCCCCCAGCAAATGAATTTGTTCCATTTACTGTGTTGTTTTCACCAAATGCAAGTGCATTGTTGGAATTTACAGTGTTTTTATATCCAAATACTGCAGCACTATTTGCTGTTGCCACATTATCTGTACCACCTACTAAATTATTTGTTCCATTTGCATATGCACCATTAACTACTTCGCTTAATACCATTACTGCTAACATTACTTTTTTCATTGTTTTCTACCTCGTTTTGTTTTAATTCCTAATTTTTTACAAATATTTCTAATTAAGCTTTGACTTACTTCTAATTCTTCTGCTATTTTTCTTTGGCTTAGTCCTCTATCAATCAATGGCTGTAACGCATCTGCATTTATTTGTTCCTTTAATCCCAATACTTTTAATGCGTTTTGCTTATCCATTGCGCCATATACTACCGCACCTAGCGCCAGCCAATTTATGCAATTCATCGGAACACCTGCCATGCTTGCGCTTTGCATGTTATTCCCTCCTATTTTGCATAAACCTTTGTAGGACTATATGCAGGGCAATCTTCACATTCCTCTTTTTTCAGCCAATGTAAAGTGCCTGCCGTTTTGCCTTTGAATACTTTAATTGATGTTTTCCCTTTGGGGCATGATGCTTTTACCCATAGCGCACCGCTTTTTGCTGGTCCAAATGAGTGGCTACATATCTTTCTTGGTCTACCTCTTCGCATTTATTTCCTCCTAGAATGGAATAGGTTCATCATCTGCAAACCCATTTTCAAAATTGCTTTGTGCGCTTTCATTCTCTTTCAAACCATACGTAAGGACTTTGGCCACAATCTCTGTAATGTATCTTTTTCCTCCGTCTTTTTCGTATGATCTAGTTCTTAGTTCACCATTTACTGATACAAAATCACCTTTCTTCAAGCCACTGTATTTTTCCGCATCAACCCAGCATACAATGTTGTGATATTGTGTACTCTGTTGCTCGTTTACATATTTATTGGTTGCCATTCTAAATGTGAGTACTGGCTTTCCTGTTTTTGTGTATCGTAGTTCTGCATCTGCTACTACGTTACCGCTCAAAAATACTTCATTTACGTTTATCATTTACTTCATCCTCCCATTTCTCACATTCTTTACTAATTACGCATAATGCCATTATTGTTACTCCTAGCATTGCCCCTATCACAATGCCTATCCCTAGTAGTGCCATGTTTTACCTCCTCAATTCTTATCAATCTGTAAAATCTATAAGGATAACCTTCATCAGATACAGACTCAACTACACTATCTGTTTCCACGTAATAGCCTTTTGGCGGTTGGATGTAATCTCTCCATTCGCTTGGCTTCAATATTTCTGTTTTTACTTTTGGCTTTTCTAAATTTTTGCTACTATTCCACCTGCGCTTAAATGCATCTTCTTTATCTGAATAGCAAGCACTCCTTTTTTCTTTCACAAAGTAGCTCGCCAATCTTACTGCATCTTCGGCTCTTCCTTGATATAGCATCAACTTATGCATGCCATGTGGCCAAAGTTCATTCAGTTCATCCGAATATAGTTCTGCATTATTGATGATCATGTGGAAATGTATTCTTTTTTTTCCCTCCGCTATGTAAATGTATTTCAATTCTTTATCCATTTTTTTATATCTACGTTTAAGCCGTCTTATAAAATTCTGAATATCTTTCTTTGCATCTTCCCATGTTGCAGGCTGTTCTTTATATGTGAGTGTGATGTAACAATCATTTGTAGTGAAGTTATTATCAATCAACATACGTAGCATTGCTTCTGCTTGTTTTTCATTTTGTTTTTTCTGTGCTTCTGGTGTGATGCTTTTCTTTTTTACACGTTTGCCATTCTTTCTATATGTTCTTGATGTGTGATAATCAAGTACCTCTATCATATTTTTAGATATGACTTTTTTACGCTTCCTCATCGTAATTACTCCCCATGGTCGATTTGTTAATATGTTATATCTAGTTAATAAGAAAAGCCTTGGAATAAGCTTTTCCCTAGTCTTTTATGCCCATGTGTGATATAATTACGTTAGGTTTGGTGCGTAATTACGTGCCTGAAAGGGCTACTTTAATCGGTAGCCTTTTCTTTTTGCCTAGGATAATTGCAATGCATGTCACCTTGTTCAATCTCTAAATATTGGCATGCATCGCAATGTTCCATACATATAATTCCTTTAGCCTGTCTACACTGTATGTAGGCATGGCTTTTTTTATTGCACTCATCACATATGCTGCAGTGTTTACTCATTATTCATCACCGCATCAAGCAGTATTTCTCTTGCCTTTAATGCAAGATATACTTTGTTTTCTTTAATTGGACCTTTACCTGTTATGCGTATTACATATTCCCCTGTCTTTCGCTTAACAAAAATAGCGCATCCATTAGCAAGAATAGTAAAGTCTAAACTTGCGCTTTTATTGCTTACGCTAATTGATGTAATTCGTTCCCTTAAAACTTGCATTTCTTCATCATCAAACATTAAATATGTTTTTAGTAGATCTAGTGCTTTTTCTCTTTTGTCTTTCATGTTTTATCACCTCCTTAACCCTGCCTAACATCCAAATTGTGATGCCAGTTGTTATTGTTAATACTATATTGATTAATATTTGCCAGCCTTCTGCTTGCTCAATTCCTCCATATAGTCCTAACCCTAATATCCCTAAGCACCATTGCACGGTTGTAATTAGATTTATAATGTTCATCTTTTATGCCCCCTTTAGCCACTTCATGTGCTGCCCTTTCATCCATGCTTCAAATTTATCTACATGTACCAGCGTTTGTTGTGGTCCTAGTTGCATACAGATTTCATTAAATCTACCTTCATTGCGGATCATATCTATTCTTCTATAGATATACATTTTGCTCCGTCCCCATATCTTAGCTAGTGTGCTAATAGGAACATACTTTGGTTGAACACTTTCCATTACTACACATTCCTTTCTGTTTAATCTTCTTGTTCTAATTTGCTGAAATCTACTTTTATGTTGTATCCGTCTTTTCTTGCTGAATTAATTGCACCCACTAAATCATTTAACTTATTGCTTATATTCTTCATATGCATCTGCATCGGATGAGTAAAATTAATTTTTATTGTTCCTGCCATTCTTATTTCTTTCATTTATATTTCCCCTACTATATGAGCTTCTTTCACGCTATACTCATCTCAAAAGGAGGTGATTATAATGTCTGGTGTTTATCGAACTGCACAAATTTGCAAAAATGGTCATGTTATTACATCTAATACCAATAACACTGCTCACCTATCTAATTTCTGTTCTGAATGTAGAGCTGAGACTATATCTTCTTGTCCAAAATGTAATACACCTATTCGTGGTAAATATGATGTTCCTGGTGTCATGGGTATTTCAACCTATACACCACCTAAATACTGCCATCATTGTGGGCATCCATTCCCTTGGACTGAAAGCACTTTAAACTCAATTTCAGAACTCTTAGATATGCAAGATCAGTTAACTGAAGATGAAAAACAACATTTTATGTCTTATTTACCAATCATCTTTGATGAAACTCCTCAAGCAGAAGTAACCGCTTTAAAACTAAGATTATTGTTTAATAAATTACCTTCTGAAATCGGTAGTTTAGCCAAAAATGTTATTACTGATGTTATATCTGAAAGCATCAAGAAAATTCTTTTCCCTTGATACTATCAATTAACAACTTATAACCTTTGCATTCATCAAAACCACAATTATATTTTTTCTTTAACACCCAACAATCACATACTTGTTTTAATTTCGCCCCACAATGTTCGCAGAAGTTTCCATCAATTACTTCCACATTACATTTGGGGCATTTTACTTTTTCT